ACACCATAGCATTTACTGAAGGTGGCGCAGAGTCTATGCGTATATTTTCATCAGGTGGTGTATCAATAGGTAACACCACAGATGCAGGCGCTACTAACTTAAGTGTGACTGGCTCCGGTAAATTTGGCAGTGGAACTACAGGGTTAATTGTGCAATCCTTAGTTGGCGGTGGGTTTGGTGCGATATATAATACAGGCGTAACGCCATCAGCGACTAACTATAGTTTTATTGCTAATACTAACTCAACTTATCTAAATAACGCAGCACAAGTTGGATTGTTAATAGGTACAAACAGTATTGCAATAGCAACCTCAACTGGATTAGCAGTAACAGGGGTATTAACCGCAACGGGTACAGGTAAAGTTGGCACTACTCTAGCCGTAGGCAACGCAACACCAAGCGCATCAGGCGCAGGTATAACATTCCCAGCTACACAATCTGCATCGACTGATGCTAATACGTTAGATGATTACGAAGAAGGTACTTGGACGCCAGTTGCCAAAGGAACAACTACAGCGGGAACTGGTACTTATTCAATTCAAGTTGGAACCTACACAAAAATTGGCCGCAGAGTGTTTTTTACAATGCGCCTTTCATGGTCAGCGCATACTGGTACAGGAAATTTGTATTTTGATGGCCTACCGTTTACATCAAACGCGACAGCCAATCTGTACTTTACACATTCAATTTGGGCGGTTAACTTAACTTTTGCTGGGCAACTTACAACCATTCAACCTAATAACTCCTCAAGTATCTTTTTAGACGGAATATTGACTGGCACGACCCCTACATCAGTTGCAATAGACACCAGTGCTGAAGTAACAATCACCGGAACCTATGATGTTTAATATAGCTTTAATTAAAGTAACTTAAACAATGATTTTGGGCGCTGTAACAATAAGGAACTAAGATAATGACAACGCTAATACCTAAATACGATCAAGGCGCAACTAGTGCTGTTAATAGACCTTTTAATGAAAAATTACAAGAACAATTTAGCGTTAAAGATTTTGGCGCTGTGGGCGATGGGATAACAAACGACACTGCCGCAATTCAAGCAGCATTGAACGCTGCCCCAGACAAGTCAGCTGTTTATTTTCCTTCAGGTACTTACTTAGTTGGTAACATTACAATTCCAAACAAATTTTTGACTTTGTTTGGTGATGGTCAATGGGAAACTATTATTAAAGCACGCTCATCAATCTCAAATACTGACTATTTGGTTGCATCTGCTGCGTATGTAAATAATGGTACAACAGGAAATAACCCTTTAATTGTTACCGACATTGGATTTAACGGAGATAATTATTGTACGAATGTAGTGGTTCTCTATGGATTTTTTTCTGAAATTAGAGATTGTTTATTTCAAAATGCTTTAGATTCAGATACAGGCGCGGCATTATTAATTACTAGCGATGGCATTAGCGGGTCTGCATGCTCAACTACACTTGTAGAAAATAAAGTATTAAATTGCCGTTTAATAGGTAATGGGACTTCCGCTGGGTTAAAAATGGCTGATACAGGGTTAAAATGTACCGACATGTTTGTAATGGGCAATATTATATATGGCGGAACGGCTAACTCCTTAGAAATGAAAACAATGGCAGGGACACTTTTTGCAGATAACCATGTATACGGTGGGTTAAGTTCTTTAAACCAATTGTCTATAGGCACTCGAATTGAAAACAACTATTTTGAGACGCAAGTAACCGTTGATGATTTTAAATACCCAATGGTTTCAATGTCTAACAATTCTTTTTTAGATATACTTCAAGTTAACTTTGGTAGCGGACTAACCTATGCAACTATAGTTTTAACGGATAATATTTTTACCGGCGCAGCCGCATACATATACCATAATTTCTTTTCGCCTAGTCGTAACATTATTGTTATTGGCGGGGCTTTTGATACTACAACGCCTATTGTATGGAGCAATGGTTCGTCTACAGGGCGCGTAACATTTACTAATGTATACCAATACTCTACGGATACTTATGGCGCAGGAACATATAGCGGAGTAGGGTATATGTTGTCAGGGTCTAAAACTGGCAATACAGGGCTTATCAATAAAATTGTATGGCAAAATGCAGCGCCAACTTTAGGTACTTGGGCTTTAGGTGACGTAGTAAATAATACAGCCCCCGCTTCAGCAGGGTTTATGGGGTGGGTATGTACATCTGCATCCGATTCTACAACAGGTACTATTACGGCGTCGTCTAGTAGTTTAACTGTAGCAAGTGGTACGGGCATTAATAACGGCGATTCTATTACTATTGCAGGCGCAGGCACTGCTGGCGCTGCTTTAACTACTACTGTATCTTCAGGCGGCGGCACTACAACACTAGTATTAGGCACTACCGCCATTACTTCAGTAACAAGCGTTGCGGTTACAACACCAGGTACATGGAAAACTTTTGGGTTAATTTCATAGTAAAAAAACTATACGCTAAACTGTTTAACTCACGTATTTTAGTACAAACAAATTTTTAAGACTATAATAAAAATGTACTGGTGCATTTCATCAGGGTTTCTAAGGAAACAAAATGAGTGACAATCAAGAAGTAGAAGTATTAGCGGATGTACCCGCGCCAGCCGAAGAAGTTACGACAGCTTCTGAAACTGTAGCAAATGAAGTAGAAGTGTCGGAAGAAAAGCCAGCAGAAGCAAGCAAGACATTCTCGCAAGAGGAACTTGATGCTGCGATTGGCAAACGCTTGGCAAGAGAACAACGTAAATGGGAAAGAGAACGTGCTGCACAGGCTTCAACCCCTGCGACGCCTAGAGACCTTCCTGCGCCTGAGCAATTTGAATCAGTAGAAGCATACGCCGAAGCATTGGCAGTGCAAAAAGCTGAACAACTGCTTGAGCAAAGAGATCGTCAAAAGCAACAGCGTGAAATCTTAGAGACCTACCACGACAGAGAAGAAGAAGCCCGTGCTAAGTATGATGACTTCGAGCAAGTTGCATATAACCCCAGTGTACCTATTACTGACGTGATGGCCCAATCCATTCAGTCATCTGATGTTGGCCCCGAACTGGCTTATTACCTAGGGACTAATATTAAGGAAGCTGACCGGATTGCTCAACTACCTCCAATCTTACAAGCTAAAGAAATTGGCCGACTTGAAGCAAAAATCGCTAACGAGCCGGTGATTAAGAAAACAACTAGCGCTCCTGCGCCTATTTCGCCTGTCACGGCTAAAGGTAACGGTTCACCAGCGTACGACACGACTGACCCTAGGTCAATGAAAACAATGTCAACGTCTGATTGGATTGCTGCTGAAAGAGCTAGACAAGCTAAGGCATGGGAAGCTAAACACCGCTAACTTTTAATAAGGAAATATCATGTCAAACTCAATCTTAACCATTGATATGATCACTCGTAAAGCCCTAGAAATCCTAGAGAATAACCTTGTGATCACACGTAACGTAAATCGTCAATACGACGATTCTTTTGCCGTTGAAGGCGCTAAAATTGGTTCTACATTGCGTATCCGTTTACCGGATCGTGCATTAGTAACTGATGGTGCAGCTTTACAAGTGCAAGATGATAACGAGCAATTTACAACATTGACCGTTGCATCACAAAAACACATTGGCGTTAACTTCACCTCAGCCGAACTAACAATGCAATTAGACGATTTCGCAGAACGTGTATTGAAACCACGTATCTCACAATTGGCTTCTAGCGTTGATGCTGACGTTGCTAACTCATACAAATCAATCTACAACTCTGTAGGTACTCCAGGCACTACACCTGCTACTTCATTAGTATTGTTGCAAGCTCAACAAAAACTAAACGAAGGCGCAGCTGTTATGTCTCCACGTTATGCTACTGTTAACCCAGCAGCCAACGCGGGCCTAGTTGAAGGTATGAAAGGTTTGTTCAACCCAACTGACACTGTTTCACGTCAATTCAAAAACGGTATGATGGGTATGGGCGTTCTTGGCTTCGAAGAAGTCAACATGTCTCAATCTATCAAACAACACACAACTGGTACACGTTCTACTAGCGATACTATCTTAGTAAATGGCACAATCACTACTGAAGGCCAATCTACTATCAGCATCGACGGCGGTACAGGTTCAGCTACAGTTACTGTAGGTGATGTGTTCACTGTTGCTAACGTATACGCAGTTAACCCACAAACTCGCGAGTCAACTGGCTCATTACAACAATTCACTGTAACTGCTGCTAACACTGCTTCAGGTGGCGCTTGGACTAACATTGCTGTTTCACCAGCTATGTACACTCCAAACAACGCTTTGGCAACTATCAGTGCTTTCCCACAAGACGGCGCAGCTATTACATTCGTTGGTGCAGCAAACACTCAATACGCTCAAAACTTGGTATACCACAAAGATGCAATCACTTTCGCGACTGCTGACTTGTTATTACCACAAGGTGTTGACATGGCTTCACGTCAAGTACACAACGGTATCTCTCTACGTGTTGTCCGTCAATATGACATCAACAATGACCGCTTACCTTGCCGTATTGACGTTCTATATGGCTTCAGCGCTGTTCGTCCACAAATGGCAGCCCGTATTTGGGGTTAGTCTAAGTAATCCCCGCTTCGGCGGGGGTTTCAAAATCTATTAAGAAAAGGAAAATATCATGGCTATTCCAAATGGTGCAGGTGGTTATCAATTAGGCGACGGTAACGTCGGCGAAGCTCAGTTAAGTGTTCAAGGCGCTCCAACGCTATTGTCTGCGGACGTAACACTTACCGCAGCGCAAATATCTAACGGCTTATTTACAGTAGATTCAGCAGCGGATATTACCGCTACATTACCTACCGTAGCTTTGCTTGAAGCTGACGTTAACAGCGCTAAAGTTAACACGTCATTAGATTTCGCTGTAGTAAACATAGATTCAGCATACCAAGTTACTTTTGCTGTGGGTACTGGCTGGTCTATCGTTGGTAGTGCAATTGTTCTTGAAGCTACTTCAGGTCAATTCCGCGCACGTAAGACTAGCGATACTACATGGACTTTGTATCGCATTGCTTAATGTAATAAAAAGTAATACCTCCGCCCTTCGGGGCGGACTTTATATAAAGGATATATTATGTCTAATACCAAAGCTACAGGGGTCGCCTACTTAGATCCTGAGTTTAGCACTTGTTATGCTACTGAAGAAATTGGCTACGCTCCAGAAGCACAAGGTGCAGTTACTCAACTTACAAGTAAAGCAACAGGCGTAACTCTAAATAAATCAGCCGGTCAAATTACAATGCACAATGCGTCTTTAGCCGCAGGCACTACTGTGTTATTTACTTTAACTAACAATACATTATCAGCTAAAGATGTATTGATTGTAAACGTAGGCTCAGGTGGTACTAGCGGTGCTTATTGGCCGTATGTTGCTAACGTAGGCGCAGGTACAGCCGTAATTGGTGTATACAACAACACTGCTGGCCCTTTGTCTCAAGCAATTGTTCTTAATTTTGCAGTTATTCATAATGCTTAGTTAAATAAGGGCTTCGGCCCTTATTTACAGGAAAACACATGCCAACCATATATTTACGACACCCTGTTCATGGTACTAAAGTAGCAACCATGTTTGAAGAAGCAGAAGCGGATGCACAAAACGGATGGATAGAGTATAATCC